TCAAAAACGCTCTTCAACATACCGGAACGGGTATTGGGTCGGCTTCACTTTACCAATCTTACGCTTCGGCAAACTCACCGCTTCGATGTGAATGGCTTTGTACGGGATTTGCGCCAGCAGGTGCGAAATAATGTTCAGGCGCACGCGTTTTTTATCTTCCGAACGGGCGACAAACCACGGCGCCCAGGCGGTGTCGGTGGCTGCAAACATCGCATCTCGCGCCACGGTATATTCATCCCACAAATTGAAAGACTTAATGTCCATTGGCGATAATTTCCAGGTCTTTCGCTCGTCGTTAATACGATCGCGCAGACGACGCTCCTGTTCTTTCGGCGTGACCTCCAGCCAGTATTTAAGCAGGATGATCCCGGCATCCACCATTGCTTTTTCCATCACCGGCGTGCCATCAAGAAACTTCTCGACCTGCTCCGGTGTGCAGAATCCCATCACCCGTTCAACGCCCGCACGGTTGTACCAGCTGCGGTCAAAAATGACAATTTCGCCAGCGGCTGGCAGGTGGGGGACATAGCGCTGAAAATAGAGCTGGGTCTTCTCTTTTTCCGTCGGGGCGGGGAGCGCAACAACCCGGAAGACGCGTGGGCTAACGCGTTCAGTGATGGCTTTAATGGTTCCGCCTTTACCGGCACCGTCGCGCCCTTCAAAGACAATGCAGACCTTTAAACCCTTTGCGACGACCCACTGCTGGAGCTTAACCAGTTCAACGTGGAGGCGACGAAGCTCTTTTTCATACTCTTTCGTTTTTAACGGCTCATGCTTTATGACATCAACTGCGACACTGGTTTTCTTCTTGCTTCCCATGATTGTCATCCTCAGGTTGTCCGGCGCGGGAAAAAGCGGGGCCGCACTATCAAGTGTAATCCACCTGATATTATTGGTAATGTTTTTAGGTAATTAATTTCACAACACTTTTTTAAGCAGATACTTAGCTTTGGGGCATCCTGGGGGCATAGCAGTAGGCATCCTGGAATTGAGCATATCCACCTGATCGCTATTCATATCCGCGATCCATTTTGAATATACTTCGTAGACCATACGCGCGTCTTCATGGCCCATCTGGGAAGCGATAAAAGAAGGGTTTGCACCCGCTGAAAGTGACCAACACGCGTAAGTATGGCGAGACTGGTACGGATCGCGCGTTCTGTTTTTTGCCCGCTCCATCCCGACTTTCCAGCCATAAGATATAGCGCTCTTTGAAAAATGAGGTTTTTTAACCTTCGATTTCTGGGGAACAAACACAAATCGCAGGCTTTGTTTTTCTGTTTTTCCATGCTCGCGGTGGTGGAAGACAATCTCTTTTTGATCGAGGTGGCCGGTGCATAAAAACTGCTCTTTCAACGCCTCCAGGGCAGGCTTCAAAAGCGTAATCGTTCTTATGCCCGCATCTGTTTTCGGTGGAACAAACAGACCTTTGTTCGTGAGGTTTCTGGATACATAGATTTCCCCTTTGTTGAGGTCGATATCCCCCCAGGACAAAGCGCACAACTCACCGTGTCTCATGCCGGTGTGTACCGCGAGGATCCATATCGGACGATGCTTCTCTGGCATTGTCGCAAGCATGCTTTGATACTCGTCAAGCGTTAAAGGGTCAGGGTCTGTTTTTGAGGTTTTGAGATACGAAAGCCCCTCCCATGGGGAATGGGTAATAAACTGGCTACGGTTGGCCAGCTTCAACATTTCTACTAACACGCGCATGAGCATGTTCACAGTTGACGGAGAACGCCCTTGTTTGTTCAGTTGAGGCATTGCCGGATTGACGACATCCCCAGTCAAAAGTTGCTTCCTGTAGTTCAACAGATCAGCGTGCTGGATCTCTGAAATCGTGGTGTTCCTGCCAATTTCGCGGAGTAGGGTGTTTACGTTTGAAGCTAGCGTTTGCATCGAGGCTGCAGAAATTTCAAACTGTTTTGCATCAGTGAACAGATCACATAGTTCACTAAACGTGTTGATTCTCTTTGTAGTGGAAAATTTTCTCAGCGCTTTAGATTCGGGAAAATGATCCGCATAACTAAATTTCCCCATCTGTATTTCACTGACGATCACAGCCCGTAAATTACCAGCCTTTTTAACGTTCCCGCTTGTTGCTGCCCAGCCACGGAGGACTTCGCGGCAGCGAATGCCACGATAAGTGAAGGTGATCCTGATTTTTCCATTATGCAATTCAACCCCAGTTGGAAAACCCATCAAGCCTCCTGAACAAGCTGGTTTATACGGGGGTAGTTGTACCAAAGAACACCATTCCGGTTATCGGTCTCACCTTCAGCGGTGAGCCTTTTGAAATGAACGCCTTCGATCCACAATTTCAGCCGATAACTTTTGATTTGCCCTTCACTAAGGCCGGTTCTTTCAGTCAGTCTGGCTTCAACGACCCACTCTTCATTGAAAATGACCTGTGCCATAGATGACTCCTGGCAACCGGCGTGAGTATACCCACGTCTGTTGCGTCGTGTTGATTATTCGAAATCATGAAAGAGAAAATGCAGAAAAAGAAAAAAGCCAGCGGAATCCTGGCTTTTATTGAGTAATTTGAGTTAGGGTGGGTTATTCAGTCATGTATTTTGCGCAATAAGGACATCCATCACCATAACTATATTGGTCATACATGTCCTTAATGGTATCGGTCATTTCTCGAAGGTTCGAAAAAGGAACATTTTCTGGAGTTTTTTTAAATAGCACTGTCGCATACTTGTAAGCATTCTCTACTTCGTTCCCACTATCAAAAATAGCATCTTCGTGAAATTGACAGGTTTCTAATACTTCTGTTTTAAATAAAATATTTAGAGCAAAATCCTGCTGCTCCATGTGCAATCCATCAATGCTCATATTATGTACCTCATATAAATGGGTATAAATCATATCGAAATCTTAATAAAAAATGCACGCCATCACTTCAAATATTGAACCTGATTTACATTTCATTACAAGGCTTAATCATGTGGTTAAGAAATGGTAATCAAAATGCTCGTATTTAGTCGCGATTAAAGTCCGAAGCGGCGATTAAGCCTGCCTGTGCATACGACGAACTCCAGGAGGCTAACTCCCAGAGCTTCAATTTTCTTGTGATGCTTGTTGATGATGGGAGGCACCGTTTCGTTCCAGTTAGGCTTTGGCTTCTTGCACATGGCCTGCTGGATTTCCTCGGTGCAGCGGCGGCAGGCGGCACGGATGGCGTTGTCTTTTTCTGGTGTCATGCGGCCTCCCTGCGGGCGAGAAGTTTCGCCCCGAAAGCCATTAGCTCGTCCCGGTCCACAGTTGCGAAGTGGCAGTGTGTACGCGGGTACGGTCGCCAGATGATGAGCATCGACCCTTTGTTGTTGCCGCTTAAGGGGTAATTCATGGCGGTGATGACTCTCATCCTTGCCGACTCCGGGTATGGCAAGACGTACAGCATCCGCAATGTTAACCCGGAAAACGCTATTCTCGCCCGCTGTATTCGTAAGGCCCTACCGTTCCGAAATACCGGCTGGAAACTCCATGGTAAACGCCTGCCCGATAACACCATCCAGCGCGGGAACGTGGTTGATATCCGCAATGGAAGACATCTTCTCGATGTGATCCGTAACGCCGCGATTAGCAGTCGCAAGATACTTATCATTGATGACTTTCAGGCTGTCATGCAGCACGAGAACATGGACCGTGCCTACGAGACTGGGTACACCAAGTTCACCGAAATGGCGGAGCACGCCTGGCGCATCATCGAAGCCGCAACACAGCTTCCTGATGACTTCCGCGTCTATTTCCTCGCCCACACCGAAGAGAGCGAAGGAAAAATCAGGATGAAGACCGTCGGTAAGATGCTTAACGAAAAGCTCACACCCGAAGGCTACTTCCCAATCGTTCTGCGCATCATCAAGCGCGACGGCAAACACCTTTTCCTGTTGAAGGGCGACGACAACGACACCGTGAAATGTCCTCCTGACCTTTTCGGTCCAGAAGTGACTGACATGGATAACGACCTGGCCGCGTTCGACAACGCAATTTCTGAATTCACTGACTTATAAGAGAGATCACGATGAACCAACCAATCAGCTTCACCTGGAACCAGCAGTCGGCAGAGGCAGCACTCAAAGCAGGATCCTCCGCTGGAATTTCTGAAACTGGCGCATACGAAGGCGTGATCACCTCCGCTGTGTATGAGTTCGGCAAGGATGGATCGCAATCTCAGGCGCTGGTTCTTTCGCTTGACTCTGACGGCCAGAAAACAAATTTCCTGCGCATCAACTTCCTCGGTCGTGACGGCAGCCAAACATTCGGAATGGGCTTGATTGCCGCAATTATGTGGGTCGCTCAGGTTAAAGACGCTCAGGCGCAACAGCGCCAGGGGCAAAGCGGTCCAGAATGGTGTCTGCCGGCATTGGAAGGTAAGCGTGTCGGCTTGTTCCTGCAAAAAATCCTCACCACCAAGACAGATGGAAGTGACAGCTACAAGTTTGAAGTGCGCCATGTTTTCCAGCCTGGAAGTCGTTTGACCTATAAAGAGTTCACCGACAAAACGCCAGCAGAAGCGATCGCCACGCTTGAGCGCACCATGAAAGACAAAGATGACCGCAAGCCTCACGATTCATCACGCGGCGGCTGGGGTGCGCCATCACATAGCGGCGGAGGATGGGGTGGTAATCAGCAGGATCCGAATGCGGTACCTGAGTCTCGCCTGCAGCAGGCCAACCGCCAGGTATCACAGAGCAACCAACACCCTCAGTTCGACGATGACATCCCCTTCTGAAAGGCATCGCTATGACTCACGCTCACGACGACATCAGGGTTGGCACACTGTGCCTTCCCTTCATTGGTAACGGCTGGCTAATGCCATGGGGTGAAGTGGTCAGCAATCCATTAAAGGCGCAGCGGCTCGCTGAGGAATATCGGGAAAGGCAGGAGGCAGCATGAAATACGGAAGCGTTTGCAGCGGCATCGAAGCCGCCAGTAAAGCGTGGGAACCTCTCGGCTGGAAACCTGCCTGGTTCTCTGAAATCGAACCATTTCCATCCGCAGTCCTCGCCCATCACTGGCCGGAAGTATCAAGCCTCGGCGACATGACCAAAATCGCCGATGCGGTGCGCGCTGGTGATGTCGAAGCGCCTGATGTTCTGGTCGGTGGTACGCCCTGCCAGGCATTCAGCATCGCCGGCTTGCGTGAAGGCCTGTCTGATGAACGCGGGCAATTAACCCTCTCTTACGTGGAATTAGCCAATGCAATCGACGCAAAGCGCCGCGAACGCGGTGAGCCAGAAGCAATTATCGTCTGGGAAAACGTCCCCGGCGTGCTCAGCAGCAAAGACAATGCCTTCGGGTGCTTTCTGGCAGGGCTTGCCGGAGAAAGCAGTGAGTTGCAGCCAACAGGGGGAAAATGGACGCACGCTGGTTGTGTGTCTGGACCAGAAAGGGTTATCGCCTGGCGCGTCCTTGATGCTCAATTTTTCGGAGTGGCCCAACGACGCCGCCGTGTGTTCGTTGTCGCAAGTGCTCGAAAAGGATTCGATCCCGCAGCGGTACTTTTTGAGCTCGACAGCGTGCGCCGGGATTCTGCGCCGCGCCGAGAATCGCAACCGGAAATTACCAGAAATGCTGGAGAACGCTCTAAAGTCGGTAGTCACTGGGATAACCCAGCAAACCCTCACCCAACCCTGAATCAGTCAAACAATGTAGGCGGAATTGGGCAGAGCAATCAGGAATTATTTGCTCAGCGGGGATCCGGAATTGTTGGCACTCTGTCTGCGCATTCGTTTACCGGAGGTGCAGGTGGCCGCCCTGAAGGCGCTGCTGCAGGTCATTTTATCGCTCACGCGTTTGCTGAAAACAGCCGCGGTGAAATAAGACTGGAGAACGGCAACGGCGGAATCACCGGTTGCCTTTCAGCTGGGGGTGGCAAGCCCGGCCAGGGAACTCCAGCCATCTGCATCCAACATGCTTCTATCGGTCGTCACGATGCAGCTGGTCCTCAGGGTAAAGGTTATCAGGAAGATGTAGCGTTTACGCAGGATTCACGTTCATCCGCTGACGTCGTTCAGTACGGAATGCAGGTTCGCCGCTTAACCCCACGTGAATGTGAACGCCTGCAAGGTTTCCCGGATGATCACACTTTGGTCCCATACGGGCGAAAAGTCAGTCCAGAGAAAATGGATCGAGACTTTGCAAAATACCTTATGCGCGGTGGAAATCTGACGTTTGAAGAGTGCTGTGGCAGAGCAGCCGATGGCCCGCGCTATAAAGCCATCGGCAACAGCATGGCAGTGCCGGTAATGCTCTGGATCGGAGAGCGCATCGCCGCCGCGCTTCCAGCCGAGAAGATGAGCGGTGATTATGGCGGAAGTAAAACCCCGCTCGACCAGCGCGACCTCTGGCGCACTCCACCAGCCCTATTCGCTTCCCTTGATGCTGAGTTCTGCTTCCAGCTTGATGCCGCCGCTGCGGCGCATAACGCGCTTTGCCGGAAGTTCATCACCGCCGAGCAGAATACGCTGGAAACGCTCTGGGCTGATTTCCTGAGCATTCCCGGCTACGTATGGCTGAACCCGCCATACAGCGACATCACGCCATTCGTGAAGAAGGCCGCAGCCGAGAGCGCCAATCAGATCGGCACGGTCATGCTGGTACCGGCAGACACTTCCGTAGGCTGGTTTAAAGAGGCTATCCAGACCGCCAGCGAGGTTCGCTTTATCACTGCCGGGCGGCTGGCATTTATCAACCCGGTAACCGGTAAGCCGGTAAGCCAGTGTTTAATGGTGAAGAGAATGTCTTCGTCGTCGCTGTTGCTGGACAACCAGCGGAGATAGCCAGGGTCGAACTTCGCAACCTCTTCGAACGTCAGGTCCTTGTGCTTGCCGAACCGGATAGCCTTAATCAGCGAAGGGCTGTTTGAAATGGCGCGCATTTCGCCAAAAGTCCACTTCGCCAGGCGACCCATGTACAGAAGCAATTCAGCAGTGACGTAGCAGTCATAAAGCGCGCGGTGCGCATACAGTCCTTCAGGAAGCTCAGGTTTTAGCCCCAGGCTGTAACGCAGGTACTGGTTGCTGTGACTTGGGTGATCAGGGAGAAGAACGCGGGCCAGCTTAGCGGTGCAGATCCACGGTGCATCGATTTGCGGCAGCTTAGATTTATCGAACTTCGCATTGTGCGCAACGTAAGCCTGCGCGCCAAGGTAACGACCGATAACTTCGCCAATCAGCGGGGCGTCAGCGACCATATCTTCGGTGATGTGGTGGATAGCCATAGCCTCGAAGCTGATAGCTTCAGTGGGCTTCACAAAGTCGCTCATGGGATTACAAATAACACCGTCAACAATATCCACGCTGGCAATCTCCAGAACACTGCCTTCCAGGCTGGTAGTTTCGGTATCAATAGCTCGCAACATGCTTAATCTCCGTAAGGTGGTCGTTAACTGCGTCAAATTCTGCGAGCTGGTGGGCCAGTGATTCGAGGTCTGCCGGCTGCAGGTCATACAGCAGGCAGAGCATGGCAACCATCAGCAATCCGGTCTGCTGATTTACCATCGCGTTCTCCGTGATGTTTTGGCGCGGGAAGGGTTTTGGCGGAAGAACTTCTCAGCGCAGCCTTTGTCGGTGCAGAAATGCTTTTGTGACATCGACATGTAGGTTGATACTGTCTGGACAGTGCAATCGCTCTTATGGCGTCGCGCGCCGCAGTAAGCACACATTACAGAGCTGAGGTGTTCGGTAGCCGAGTCGAGAATGATGCTTTCCGCAAAACTGCCTGGTACGCCACGGGAATCGACATACTCGATCATGTTCTCGGTGCGCCCGGCGCTGTTAGTAAATGCCCCTCGCCCGGTAAGCTTGATGATTTGGCCGCCGAGTTTGAGCCGGGAACCTTCTGGCAAACTTGCCAGACGTTCAGGGGTTAATCGCTCGTAAGGTTGCATAAAAACTCCTTAAAAAGTGCGTGCGAAGGCTGCCCGCGTAATGCCAGGCCGATCGGTTGAATAGGGTGGTTGGTATTAGTGAACCATCGGTTCGCCGCGCTCATTCAGCAGCACAACGACGGAATCACTTTTGATGATGGTTTTTTCGAAGATGTTGAAGGCATACAGGCCTTTCTCAACGTTTGCAGAGGCGCGGTAAGTTTTGCCGTGGTGCTGCAGCATTGTGCCCGGTAAAACCTCGCTGCGTGGCACTGATGCGGTGCCGTAGTGCATTCCGATCATACCTTCACCTCAACCTGTTTCAGGAGGCCAGCGATATGCATCTGCCAGCGGTTCAGCGTGACCTGCTCTCGCGGATTGGTGATCGACGTTAGCCGCCATTCGTTATCGTTCATGGCGCAGCGCTTAAAGGTGTACTTCTTGCCGTTGTGGGTGACTGTCATAAATCCTCTTGGCCTTATCGCGGCGAACGGAACGGTTACTACAAGACTTCAACGCATTTATTCAGTGTTTCAATGGCCGGTGGATGGCCGCCAGGTTAGATATCAAAAGCACCTCGTAAAGCACTTTTGAAATATCTTCCCGATGAAAAACGTCATGTCGCTAATACATAAAAAAAGGAGTTAAAATCACTTAATTACCAAGCGAGGAGTTTTTTATGGACGTTTTTTCTGGAATCACCTTGACGAAGCAAGCTTATGATTTATTGAAAGTAATTAAGGATGGGCGTGATCAAGCATTAGTAAAGCAAGCTGCGGGAGAGCTTTATGAAAAAATCACTGAGCTACAAATGCTTAATGCCGAGCTGGCTGCTTCCTTCGCACTTGAACAAGAAAAGGTCAAACAAGCTGAGGGTGAACTTGCAAAGCTAAAAGCATTTAAATCTCAGGCTGAAAATTACTCGCTCTTTACTACAGAAGGCGAAGCGACAATCTACAGGTCGAACCAACCTGCTGGCCAAAATAATGTGCACCATTTTTTATGCCCAAATTGCTTCCATAATTCGGTATTTGCAATGCTACAGCCGGGCACTAAAAATAGTGCTTCAGGCGGATTTTTTGTTAGCTATTGTCCTGTTTGCCAAAATGAATACAGGATGGCAAAAATACCCAGACGACCTCCTGTATCTGTGCCATCATCGTCAGGATGGTAAAACTTTAATAGCAGTGAATCTCATTTGATATTGATTCACTGCTATAGCCACACTCTCGCAGTTGCCGCGCTCATGCCCTTGAGTACCTGTCGCTCATCGCCGCTCATAACCGGTGCGTGTCTGGCGTTCGTGCTGCTTAACCGGCATACCCTTTTCCTCGATTGACCCTGACCAGCGGTATGTCGCAGTTCGGACCTGCTTCTGGCTCTCATAGAGACTCGGGGCCGCATCATTACTGCGGCTTGAAAGTGCGGTCTGTCCGCTTTAGTGCTTCATTGGAATCACTCCTCTAAGTTGAATCAGCGCCAACTCCCTGCCAGTGTTGCCCGTTCTCACGCCGTTCTCGCTCTCGCGCGGGGATACTCTCTCACCGACCGGATCGCACCCGGTGATACAGCACGTTTACGTGTAGGGGTCTTAACAGGTCATTGACGCTGTAAATCTGCATGTTGTTAAAAAGCAGGCGACTTGCTGTCCGCCGCTGGCTAACTTCGCTCAGCTGTCGATGTTTCGTTTCGATGAGTAAACAATACTAGCGGTATTAATATAAATCAATACTGGCGGTATTAATAATTGATGCGGCGGTATTATGTTAATGAAAATAAGGAAGAAATATTTTTGTAAGCGAGCAGAGCGGCTAGTATTGATGGGGTTTTGAACTTTATTGGAGAGAGAAAATGAGGTTACTTATAGCTGCGGCGTTAGTTTTACCGATGGTTGCAAATGCATCATGCTGGACTGTGAAAGATCTTAAAGGGTCAAGCTACAGTGAGAGAGAAGGGTATTCGCGGATTGACGACGCGTTTTCTGGAACATTCACAATCGTTATTGATGGCGATAATGCGACAGTACTGTATGACGGTCTTGATGGTGGAGGCATGGTTTATCGAGCTATGAGTAAAAATGTTGTCGTAGGGCTTACCACTGAACCTGGAAAGCACGCCATGGAGACTTGGGTTGTACAGCCTGATGGTGTGGTATTGATGAGCAAAACGCTATCTGGTTTTGGAGGGATAGATTCAACGAAGGCAATGGTGGGCAGGGTCGCCGGTCAGTGCAAATAGAGGCGCGAAAACGCCCCTGTTTACAAACTTATCAAACGAGCTTTAGCTTCGTCTCAATCGCAACACCGATAATTCTGCAATTACCATTGATGGGAACGAGGGGCCACTGCGGGTTAAGGCCCTTGAGGTATTTTTGGCCTCCATCAATGATCAATTTCTTAAATGTAGCTTCGTTTGAATCAGATAGTTTAGCGATAACGAGGCTGCCATTAATTGGTTCTCGTCCGGTATCGAAAAGCACAAACGTGCCTTCTGGTATGCTTAAACCAGCAGGCGCAGTCATTGAATCCCCTTCAACACGCAACCAGAAAGCATCTCCCTGAATGTGAGCATCTGATTCCAGCCACTGATCAACATCCTTAATCGAGTATGGCTCTAAAGCCTCACACCATGAACCCGCCTGTACGCTACTAATCACCGGATAGCGTTTACCTTGTGTATATCCAACTACATACGGAACTGATGGCTCATTAAAGCTGGCTAGCCCCATTTCGGAAAGCTCTTTAGCCAAAGTCGGGCTGAATTCCTCAACGCTAACTTTAAGAAGGCGAGCAAAAACAGATGCTACTAGAACGTTGAGTGGATTCCTGCCGTTTAGGTAATGGCCTACCGCACCCTGAGTTATGTCCAACTCGTCAGCAATAGACTGTTGGGTAACTCCGAGTACTTTTTTCTTCGCCTCATAGATGGCTTTAAGGCGCTTTGCGTCCTCAGCCTGAGTCGGTGTGATTTCTTTTTTCTTTTCCATTATCAGATAGTAATACCTGAGCTATTAATTTAAAAATACCGCCGGTATTGCATGTTTTAATACTTATGGTATTGTTTTTGTATCAACGGTAAGGAGCCACGTTAAAAATGAAAATTTCACTCGCTGAATATGTCGACGAGGTTGGTCAGGTAAAAGCAGCTGATGCCATTGGCGTCCACCAAACGGCAATTAGCAAAGCGATCAGGGTCGGCCGTCAGATTTTCATCAACAAGCTTCCTACTGGCGAGGTTCAGGCGGTCGAGTATCGCGAATTTCCTCACAGTAAGAAGCAGGAACATCAGGAATAGCAAATGCATTCACTTGCGTATCAACACAATACCGGAATACCCCCGGGAGCGATGATAAACCTCGCTCAACCTAAGGCGGCGCCAGACCACGAAAAGATCCGCGATGCGGTTCGGGCATGGTCGTCGGCGCTGGACAATCAGGATGTAGTTTCGGCGCTGATCATCAACGAATACCGGGAGCAGGGCGGGAACGCTATCAGTTTCCCGGAAGACATTAGTCGGGCGCGCCAGAAGCTGTTTCGCTTCCTGGATAACCGCTTCGACTCCGAGCAATACCGCGAGAACGTGCGCCAGCTGACACCCGCAATCATAGCGGTTCTACCGGTAGAGTATCGCACTCGTCTGGTCGGTGCCGATTGCAAGATGTCTCGTCTGGCTGAAGCCGAGAAAGAACTCGCAGAGGCTAAGCAGGCCGTGCTGCTGGACGCTCCAGAACATCAAAAGCTGAAAGAGGTAAGCGAGGGTATAGCGTCGTTGTTCCGCCTCATGCCGGAGCAGGTAGGGCCGTTGATGACGATGGTCACGTCGATGCTGGGGGTTATGTGAGAACTACAGAAAGGGCGAAAGCCGGTCTGCGCGAACAGAACCGACTTTCAGGTGCAAATGCAGATAACAAGTGCGAGGTCATTATGACAAATGCTAATCCAAAACGCCAGGCGCAGGAGGTTTAACTGTGTCTAACGTCGCTTACGCAAATTTCGCGGCGCACTCAGCCGCAAGGAGCAACAGGATGGAGAACCAGAAGTCTGGTTACGTCCCGTTGTACCGGAGCATCAAGAAGAAGTCCTGGGCTAAGGATGTATTCCTGCGTGCGCTGTGGGAGAACCTGCTGATTGACGCAGCCAGACAGCCTTACACGGCATTCTTCAAGGGCAAACAATGGCCTCTGCAAACCGGTCAACTGGTCGTCACTGCTGCAGATCTCGGCCTTCAGCTGTGTGACCGTCAGGGCAACCCGACAAGCCGCGACGCAGTGGAGAGAATGCTGTCAGTTTTCGTCCGCGAAGGGATGATTTCCATCGAGGGAGAGAAGCGAAAAGGCAGAGTGATTACCATCACAAATTACGTCGAATATGCTCAAAAAATGGACGATTTACCCGCACATAAAGCCGCACATACAGGCGCACATGGCGAAGCCAGTAATGGCGCTGGCTTAGATGGGTATGCCGCACATAAGACCGCACAATTCCCCGCACATCATGAACAAGAAGGTAATAACAAGAATATAAATAACTCTACGTCCGAGAATTCTGACGAATCCTCTGACAAGCCCGGAAAGAAACCGCCTGTCATTAATCCTGAAGCGGCAATTCAGAGCGGCACGAAGTGGGGTAACTCTGAAGACCTACGCTGCGCTGAATGGCTGTTCACTATGGTGCAAAGCATTTCACCATCTGCCAAAAAACCAAACTTCGCAGGCTGGGCTAACGACATCCGACTGATGCGCGAGCGTGACGATCGCACCCATTACGAAATCGCTGCCTTGTTCAAGTGGGCCTGTAACGACAAGTTCTGGAAGGGAAATGTACTGTGTCCTGCAACGCTGAGAGATAAGTGGACCCAACTCGATATTAAACGCAACAAGCAACAGACAGGCGAAGAGCCTGGCAAGCCTGATCTGGACTTCAACAATACTGACTGGGCCTATGAGGTGATGCGATGAAATCTCTTGCAGAGCAGATGCACAACCACGACCGCGAGCAGATGAGCCGCATGGCACATAACCTGCCAGAGCAGTACCAGGAGCGTGCGCCGGTCGATCAGGTGGCACAGGTATTCAACAAGCTGTTCAACGAGCTGCGTGCCGCCTTCCCGGCCAGCATGGCGAACTTCCGCACCCAGGACGACCTGAACGAATTCCGCCGTCAGTGGCTGCTGGCGTTTCAGGAGAACGGGATCCACTCAATGGCCCAAGTCGATGCCGGTATGCGCATTGCCCGCCGCCAGGAGCGCCCATTCCTTCCGTCACCGGGCCAGTTCGTCGCCTGGTGCAAACAGAGCGGCGGGGCGCTGGGTATCACCGTCGACCAGGTGATCGCCGAATACTGGGACTGGCGTAACCGTTCGTTCGAGTTCACCTCCAGCGAGCAATTCCCCTGGTCGCAGCCGGTCATGTACCACATCTGCGTCGAACTGCGTCACCGCAGCACAGAGCGCCAGTTAACGCATGGTGAGCTGGCGCGCGAAGCTGGCGAACTGCTGGACATGTGGGAGAAGCGCGTCACCGAGGGTAAACCAGTGCCGCCGGTACGCCGGGCAATTGCCGCACCGGCTGACGAGCACGGGCCTACGCCAATCCAGCTGCTTCAGGCGAAGTATAACCGCAACAAATCGAACGGGATGGTGTGAGATGAAAGGCAAACAGGCAATTCTGCGTTATCTCGAAACGCACCGGACCTTCACTGCGAAGGATGTGGCCGCCGAGTGCGGTATGACCATCAACTGCATCACGAAGAACGCTATCGATCTGGAGCGGGCCCGGAAGATTGTGCGTGTGAGCAAGGTCTGGCGAACGGTGACTTACCGCCTGGCTACGCCGGAAGAGCAGGGCGGTACCGCGCGCAGCTGCACCAACGGAATATTTCAGGAGTGCCGGAACAGTCCGGCGATGAAGAGGGTATTGATGGTTTGGGGGAGGGTAGGGGTATGACACGCATTTGTAACTTTGGCTGGAATCGGCTCAAGCTGGTAACCCTGTCATACGATGAGATGAATGCTCTCGAAGAGCTGGTTAAGCATGAACACGCCTACAAAGATGGCATCTACACGTGAGACAAAGCAGGCCGTGACAAGCTAGAGGCTCTGAGCTTGGCCTTATAAAACAAGCAGAGGCTGCAGGCCGCACATCTCGCAGCTTCTACTAATAAGCTTGTCTAGGTAAGCTGAGAAAGATACTAAGTGTTAAATGCGTTGCGATACAACAGGGAATCATTGCGCATTTGGCACTGAAGATAACTGAGGTTGGGATGTTGCCAATATGTGTTGTTGCGTCTGATGACTGAATTACTGTACAACAGATACAGGGTAAGATCTTCCATAACCTATGTTATTGATTTAGAATTGCATAAAATATGGTGCATTATCTTAATTATATTCGAGGGTTTATGGGTCTCTATATACAAAATGAAATTATTAGTGACTTGAAGAAAACTAATAGCTATCTAACAATAAACATTCCTGACAAAAAAGCTTATGACACTGGAATCTATAACAATGAAGTTGACGGTGGTGCGTTTTTTTATGGGAAATTACTGGGTCTTTGGCGGGAGTTTTATAATTTAGCTGAAAACTACAGTGTATGGCTAGATAATAATACGCAGTATTGTCAAGAGAAAAATATTTTAGGTTTTTATTTTACATTGGATGATTATACAGAAAATAAATTCTTATTTTTATCTAGACTTGTGGAGGTTTTATATGAATACTATTTCTGGACAGGCCATTATTCGCACTTAATAAGTGATAAGGAAATTGATAAGCTTGTTCAATATTATACTTATTCAAACTACAATGAAAAAGATCTCCTGTGGGTTAAAGAGAAGATGCAATATGCTCTCATGAGATGGGTGTTAACAAGTAAACGCTTCATAGAAGCAAAAGATTTCCTTTCGAGCTTAAATGAACATAAAGAATTTGCTATCAGATCGGAAGCCATGAGAGATGCAGAAAGTAAAGTTCAGATAGAAACTCTTACAAAGGAGTCTCTGTCATCGATAAGTGACAGATTCAACACGATTGTTCATGCCATTAAAACAGATGCGGAGGAAGTGAAAAAATTGGCTAATGATGTTGGCAAGTCATTAGAAGAAGTTAAAGCCCTGGAGGAGAGAGTTTCCAAATTAAGGACTAAATATAATTTTGTTGGGCTAAGTTCAGGATTTAGCCAGATAAAAGATAAGAAAGAGGAAGAATTAAGGACATCGGAAGTAGCTTATAAAAATTTATTTGGCTGTATGTTTATCTGCCCTTTAGCAATACTTTTGATCCATGTTTTCTTTCCAGAAAAGTTGCCGCAAGGTTACAATATTTTACAAGTATTTTTGCCTTTTATTACTATTGAAATGGTGATGCTTTATTTTTTCAGATTGTCTTATTTAGAGGCTAAGTCATTGCGCGCGCAACTTTTACAAATAGATTTAAAGCTCAGCCTTTGTTCCTTTATTGATAATTATGTCAAATATAGAAAAGAACATAACACGAATGTCAGAAAGGTTCTGGATAGCTTCGATTCGGTAATATTTAGTCCAATACAAGCAAATGAAAACAATATTCCATCAATGTTTGATGGTATGGAAGCTTTGGCAAATTTAGCAGATAAAATTATAAAAAAATAGCAAACACATCTTCATTCATATCACTTCCAAGGTATGTTTGATTTTTCTTAATTAACACGCCATAATCATGTCATCGAAGCCTGAAAAACTTCGATGACTTCTTCGCATTTAAGGGGACTTAAATGCGACCACAATCTGAACTCCTCACCTTGTCACAGATGCAGCAATGCACCTGACATTTTCTGCATTCTGCGATTTCCGTTAAGGAGGCCTAATCCATTAGACGCCGTGATGCTCGTGCTGCACACTTGGGGTGTAATTGTGTTTGGCGGACAGTTTTCGGCGGTGTCGAAGGCCTGAAAAAATCATATGTTGTACAGTTGAAACTGACATATAACAGGTGTTATATAGAAATATCTCTCGCGAGATATCCAGAAAGTTGGGCCTGATTTTGTCCGAGTTTTTGTATTCCCCCGCATGCCCTGTAGAGCCCCACATCTGAGTGTCTGACCACGGGATGAACAAGGATTGGATAGTGTACAGAAGGTGGCGCGCGAGTCTGTGCCAGACGCTACTGGCTCACCTTGTGGGTGAGCAGCCTTCGCCTGAGCCGTGATGGGTTTTGGTTAATACGCAGAAAGCTGAGAGGTCAGTCAGGCAATTTGTAAGAGGAGCATCCCCGGAGTGAGTCCGGTGAGCCAAACGAAAGCAATGCGAAAAAGCATAAACTAGGCCTGTCAGTCGCCTGTATCATGCCTTTTCTGGGCTGAGGTGAGTTAAATCGGGTTAAAATCATAAATGAAAAATATTATTATCGATTCAAATGCATGGAATTTTCTTTTTTACAGTGGTATTAGTTTAAGCTCACCAGAGTTATCTCCTTATGTTTTTCAAATTACTCGAGAGATTTCTCGTGAAATGGAGGAACTTAACGGCAAGGCTGGAAAGGAAGCTTTATACAAATTTTTCTGCGACGAAACTATTCCACTTGAAGACCCACTCGTATATTTTGGTTTTGATGAACCAGATACTCCTGATGAAGAGCATAGATTTGGAGGCTTTGGAGTAGGCGGTTTTGGTTCTGTTCATCAAAATGATTTTTTAGATAAAACCTTACGGCAAATAAAATCTTCCAAAAGAGGGATATACTATGGCAATGAAGCAGATCGTCTCATAGGCTCAAGAGGGTATCAAAATACATACATCCTTACCGAGGATGGTAGTAAGTCAGGGCCTTTAAAAGAAGCAAGCAATATCATACCCATATCACATAAACAACTTATGACTGTCCAAGAGTTTCGCGATCACTTAGACACCTATACATCAACATAATTATATTTTGATTTTCCATAATCAACACGACATAATTATCTCATCGGAGCCTGAACAACTCCGGTGACTTCTTCGCATTTAAGGGGACTTAAATGCGACCACAATCTGAACTCCTCACCTTATCACAGATGCAGAAATGCACCTGCGATTTACTGCATTCTGCGGTTTCCGTTAAGGAGGCCGTATGACTCTGCCAGTAGACGGTATCAAACTCCATCGCGGCAACTTCGCGGCCATAGGCAAGCAAATTCAGCCATTACTGGATGCAGGCCAGTGCTTTCGCCTTCAGGTTAAGCCGTGGCGCGAGAAGCGCAGCCTGTCGCAGAACGCGCTCAGCCACATGTGGTACACGGAAATCAGCGAATACCTCATCGCCCGCGGTAAGACCTTCGCTACGCCTGAGTGGGTAAAAGACGCGATGAAGCACACCTATCTCGGCTACGAAAGCAAGGACCGGGTAGACGTCGTGTCCGGAGAGGTAACCACGATCCAATCCCTCCGCCATACGTCTGATCTGGAAACGGGCGAAATGTACATCTTCCTGTGCAAAATCGAAGCCTGGGCGATGAATATTGGATGCCACCTGACCATCCCGCAGAGCTGCGAGTACCAGCAACTTCGCGATAAGCAGGAGGCCTGATGTCTACTCCACTTTCCCGCGTCATCACCAACGAAATCTTCCGCGTTCCGGTGCGCCGCAAGCGTAAGGCCGCGGTTAAGCCGTCCGATATCCCGACACTGAAGGGCTACACCGCCAGCCTGGTGGATCAGAAATGGCTGCGTCTCGCGGCAAGGAGGGCGCATGGCTAATTTATGCAAAGCGGCACGCGGCCGCGAATGCCAGGTTCGCATCCCTGGAGTATGTAACGGCAATCCCGAAACCTCGGTACTGGCCCACATCCGTATTGCTGGCCTCTGCGGTACCGGAATAAAGCCCCCAGACCTGATCGCAACCATCGCCTGCAGCAGCTGCCACGACGAGATTGATCGCCGTACTCGTCTGGTCGATGCCGAATATGCAAAGGAGTGCGCGCTGGAGGGCATGGCCCGCACGCAGGTTATCTGGCTAAAAGAGGGGCTCGTAAAAGCATGAATGAATATCGCATCAGTCTCCCGTGGCCGCCAAGCAACAACCGCTACTACCGACATAACCGCGGGCGCACGCATATCAGCGCAGAAGGGCACGCGTACCGCGATAGCGTCGCCAGAATCATCAAGGACTCAATGCTGGATATCGGCCTGACCGCGTCCGTGAAAATCCGCATCGAGTGCCACATGCCGGATCGCCGCCGCCGTGACTTGGACAACCTGCAAAAGGCCGCATTTGACGCGCTGACTAAGTCCGGGTTCTGGCTCGATGACCAGCAAGTCGACTACTACAGCGTGAAGAGAATGCCGATCGTCAAAGGTGGGAAGCTCGAGCTGACAATAACCGAAATGGAGGCAGCATGAAGCCAGAAACGTTAGAGATTTTCCGTACTCGCTGGCAGCGCCTCCGGATTTACCGCCGCCCGGGTTCCGTGCTGGTGGATTACCGAATTCTCCGTAACTTCGTTCGCATCTATCATTCTGCAGGAGCCGCACAATGAACAATCAGCAACTGGAATACGTACGTCAGCAGCTCATTGTGGCGACCGCAGATCTGAGCGGGGCGACGAAAGGGCAGCTGATGGCCTTCGCCGAGAACGCGCAACTCACCGCGACGGCACGCAGCCGGGGCCGGAAAAAAGTATTCGACAAAGATAAGCAGCGCATGGTCAACCCGGACGGCCCACCGATGAGCGGCAGCCAGTCACGGGCCAAAGGCTCATCCATCGCGCTGGTCAGCCCGGTAGAGTTTGGCACCGCATCCTGGCGCCGCGCAGTTCTGTCGCTTGAAGAACACCAGAAAGCATGGCTGCTGTGGAACTACAGCGAGAATATCCGCTTCGAGTACCAGGTGGCGATAACCCAGTGGGCGTGGTCAGAATTCTGGGAGCAGCTCGGTGCGAAGAAGGTGGCTGGAAAGACTACGGAGCGCCTGAAAAAACTTATCTGGCTGGCTGCGCAAGACGTCAAAGCGGAACTGGCGGGCAAGGATGTGTATCAGCACCAGGACCTTGCGGCTCTGAGCGGCGTTAAGCCTGATAACTGGTGCCATAACTACGCCGATTATTGGCGTGCCATGTGCGCCATCTTTAAGCGACTTGATGGCGATTCTCTTCTCTCCACTATGAGAACACGATCACAACAAAAGGCGACTTTTTCGCAGCAGGGTGTTGCAAAAGTCAATTAAATAGCATACATTTCTTATAAATCTGATATCGTCGCCATAGCTTCGCAGGTCGACAAAGAATTAAGAGCCTCGCCATCGTGCGGGGCTTTATTTTTTCGTGCTAATCTGCCATTGCAGTTGAGATATCGCCTATGAATTAAATTTCGGCTATGTAGAATTATCGCAAGGCAAAATCAACGGGTAGACATCATGCAGGACTTTCAACTTTATGTTGGTGGCACTAACAACATCACCTATCGTTACGAAGTGAAAAAGGTAGATGATGCTTTTAGTGTCCGCATCTTCAATGTCATCGATAAAGTGCACAAAGAAGTGGGTAATAAGCTACTTCTCTCAGTCACAGCTCACGACGTTATTGATGAATGTGTTTCACATTACAAAAGACAAGCGGAAGGCGTTAAGGGTTTTCTGCGCTGGCTTGGGTTGTGAAAAAAGATTCAGATTAAACAGGTCGCTCAGGCGGCCTTTTTTATTGCCTGTAGCTAAGTGGTAAAGCTCCCAACGCATAGTTGGATTAACGCTGGTTCGATTCCAGCCAGGCGAACCAAACCCACTACCTGGGACCCTTAGGCCGAAGAGCCGACATTGCCACACCCTCATATTGCCAGCCTGTCGCTGGCTTTTTTATTCCAGGCCCCGGGAACCATCATCGACATGCCTTCTTGTTAAATCGTCCCGAGGGCCTGAACCAACTACACACGGAATAAATATGTCTGAGACCTTCACTATCGTAGGCGTTGGTCTTACATCGTCATCAGTCGGTGTAACCTTTGCCACGCTGTTTCCGGAGGCGACTCCAGCAGTGATGCTCGGGTCACTTGCAGGAACGGCGTTATACGTTCTGACCTCAGACCCCCATCAACTCTGGAAGCAGGCTATCTTTGCGCTGATATCGTTTATCAGTGGCGTGTTTTTCTCCGTACCCATGGCGAAAATCATGGCCGGAATAATTAACACGCCGTTACCCGGTCTTTATCTACATCTACGCTCCTGCGAAAACTCAACGTCGGTGATTACGCTGGCGCTGCCGATGAGTTCCTGCGCTGGAATAAAGCTGGTGGCAAAGTCCTGAATGGGCTTACACGTCGGCGTGAGGCGGAGCGTGCTCTGTTTCTGTCGTGATTAGCGCACTGGCAAAGCGTTACTGGCTTCAGCTGAGTGTGGTGGCGTTAATCGGCGTGCTGGCGTTCTTCGTGAACCACTACCGCGAAAACGCCATCACCTACAAAGACCAGCGCGATAAAGCAACGGTCCGGGCCGACAAATCAGAGGCGATCACCAACAACGTGATTACCACGATGAACATCATCCGCGACATCTCACAGGCTACCCAGAATGCTAAGAACGAACTGGCCCAGAAAGGCGAAACGCGCATTGTCTACATCAGGCAGGCGCTTGAAGGCGATCCGTGCGCTAACCAGCTTGTTCCTTCTGCCGCTGCTGACGGCCTGCGGGAATACGCAGACAGTTTACGTTCCGGCCCCAGTGGTACCGATAAGCGCTGACCTGACCGCAGACACGCCGATCCCCGGAATGGTGGTTCCGTTCACGTGGCAGGCAAGTCTGGAGTTAAACGCTCAGCTCTACACGGCGCTGGGGCAGTGCAATCTGGATAAGGAGGGGATAAGAGATATAGAAAAAAATAGGGTTCTCAGTCAGCAATAAAAATGCTTGATTCATGTCTCCGTTTCGCTAACATCTGTTTGTTAACCCACGGAAAGTTCATGGAGGTCTTTTTGACCCAGTTTTTGGACTTCCCCTTAAGCAACCGTTGATCTCGACGTCAGGGTTCCTGAGCCAGGGGTAACAGAACTCGAAAGGCTAGTGAGAAGGGAGAATTTCCGGGATGGGCGACCATCTTGAGAGTTTTACCACCCGCGTCTGGGACGTTGGAGTCTCCCGCCATTCAGGTCGAGCTGTTTGGTTAATGCATGAAGAGCCAGGGGGCTCAGGTGACGTTGTTGCGTACGGACCATATTGGCCTAGGGCTGATAGGCACTCGGATGCTTCAGTAATTCGCGTTAACCTGGTCTGCCTTTCACCTACACCGCCTTCGGGCGGTTTTTTGTTGCCATCATCATGGGTAGGCCCATCGTAATGGCAATATCCACATAAGCGGATAAAAAGGCTCTCAATGTCAGACATCTACCAAATCACGCTAACCACCCAAACAGGCGAAACCTTCACGGGCAAGATGTCACGACGTCAGCCTGAGCTGGTTAACGGCTTTGTGCCGCTGGCGACAGAGACGGGCGAGTGGCTGTATTTCGCTCCAGCCGATGTGAAGCGTGTGCAGTTCACGCCAGTACCGGCAGATCAACCAGAACAGCCAGCAGAACAAAAGACGGAGTAACGAATGAGCAAACCGGACTGGGCTGGACTGGAGGAGATCAGAATAGCGTACCTGTCCGGAGTAGCAGAAGTGACGAGTGGTTAAAAAAACTATTTATAATTTGCAATCTTATCTGAGATAGCCTCTGCATCATTTAAAATTTGCACCATCTCTTTTAATGCATCTTGAGTATAACCATCCTTTGCCAAAATAGACTTCTCATGTAAGTCACATACCAAGGCAAACAGGTAAGCATGATATTTGACAATATGCTCTACTAACCCATTGTCTAGCATGCCAATTTTTTGAACGTTAGCTCTGTAAACAGGATTGAAATTGTCATGGATAAAAACGCTAAACTCAACAGTATCCTGATTGTTAGCAATCATTTCTTGTAGCGTATCTTCCAGCGTCTTTTTATATCGCCGAACCTGTAACAGATGGGAAAGTGTTTTAACTTCAGCGATTAAACCGTTCTCAAGAGCTTTGGCCTCAGCTCTGCGTGAAAGAATATCTTTTACGATATTCCAAAGTCCTGTTAAACACGCACCGATCAGTGCGCTGGTTCCAACTGTTAACCAGAATGATGTTCCCATGTAAGCCTCGTTGCTTGTCGGTGATTCACATTTTTTTTACAACGATACATCCGCCCAATCTTTGGCGCAACGGAGTGGAAATGCAAAACGATGACGAGCGCAGGCCATACCCGCCAGTTAACTTCATCGACTCCGACAACTGGCAGCCATTCACCAGGCTGATTCCTGCAAACGAAGTGCATGAGTGGATAAGTCGCCAAATCCTCAGCGATACCGGAAGAATCCATAACCCTGACCACAAACACCTGATTGATGCTGATATCTGCTTCATGTGGGCGTCAGATTCGTTCGCGAAGAAGGGGCGGTATGTCCTCGGTCAGGCTGAACAGGTAATGCTTCGTGCAGGAGGGTGGCAGAAGGCCAGAATGGAACAGCAGATGTATGAGTGGTTCGGGCGCATCCCGAAGTTCATCATCACGCTTGCCGCCGATTACTGCTCACAATGCAGTGACCTCGAATTCTGCGCGCTGGTAGAGCATGAGCTTTACCACATCGCCCAGGCCACCGACGATTTCGGCGCGCCTAAGTTCAACAAAGAGACCGGGCAGCCAGTGCTTACACTGCGCGGCCACGACGTCGAAGAATTCACTGGTGTCGTACGTCGATACGGTGCCAGCAAAGAAGTACAGGAGCTTGTTGATGCGGCCAATGCGCCAGCAGAAGTGGCTCACATCGATATAGCCAGGTCATGCGGAACATGCATGCTAAAGCTGGCCTAACAATATGACTGATTATGACAGGCAGGTAATCCATGGCGACACTGAAAGGTGAGGTCAAAGCCTTCATCGTTCAGTCCCTTGCCTGCTTCGATACTCCATCCCAGGTGGTTGAGCTGGTCAAAAAAGAATTTGGCCTGAGCATCACTCGTCAGCAGGTCGAATCTCACGACCCGACGAAAGCAAACGGCAGGGGGCTGGCGCAGAAATGGGTTGAACTATTTCACGAAACCCGCAAGCGCTTCCAGACCGAATTAAGCGACATCCCGATCGCAAACAAAGCCTATCGCCTCCGTGCGCTTGACCGGATGATGACGAAAGCTGAGGGCATGCGAAACATGGCGCTGGCTGCTTCTCTGATGGAGCAGGCCGCCAAAGAGGTTGGCGACGCGTACAGCAACAAACAGAAGGTCGAGCACACCAGCCCGGACGGAACCATGACTCCGCAGCCGACCATCATCCAGCTACTCCCCGTTGAGCCGAAAGCATGAGTGAAGCCGTTCAACTGCCGATCCCCGCAAAGCTTGCGCCACTGTTCACTGCCGTGAATAAGCGTTACCGGTGCTCGCATGGTGGACGTGGTAGCGCCAAGACGCGCACATTCGCGCTGATGACTGCCGTAAAGGCGTATCAGTCGATGATGAATGGTGAAAGCGGCGTGGTGCTCTGCGCGCGTGAGTTCATGAACTCGCTGGAAGAGTCGAGCATGCAGGAGGTGAAACAGGCGATCCTGTCTGTTCCCTGGCTCGCTTCCAACTTTGATATCGGCGAGAAGTACATCCGCACCATCGACAAGAGCGTTAACTACGTGTTCTGCGGCCTGCGGCATAACCTCGACAGCATCAAGTCGAAAGCGCGCATCCTGCTGTGCTGGGTGGACGAGGCTGAATCAGTCAGCGAAATAGCCTGGCAGAAGTTGAGCCCGACAGTTCGTGAAGAGGGCTCAGAGATTTGGGTAACGTGGAACCCGGAGCGCGATGGTAGCGCCACGGATAACCGAGCAATTATGACGCCTGATATGCTGGCCTGTAACGCCGTTGGCGGTTTCTCCCGTGATTTCTGGGCTGAGATTGACAACCAGGTGCTGCAACTGCGCGATCAGGAAGTCGGTATGGAAATCGTGAACGACCTGATTGGTGTTCAGACCGTGCTGCCGGTGGGTAAAACCGCCAAGCTGTATAACGTGGTTGGCGACATCGCTGACGACGTGTCAGTAAGCATCGATGGCCAGGCGCCATTCTCCTTCGACCACACTGAATATGCCAGCGACGGGGATCCGATTCCGGTATTCACTGCCGGTTACGGGGTGAACTGGCGTCATGCTGCTGGAATGTACTCGGTGGGAATTGACCTGGTGCTGGACTCGCAGATGGCGAAGATGCGCAAGTTCAACCAGAAGCGCGTTAACTACTACCTGAACGGCGACTCAAAAATTCAGGTTCAGTCCTACCCAGCTCAGGGCATCAAGAACCACCGCAACACCAAGAAGATTAACCTCGGGTCTGGTGCTGGTGGCGCGAATATCGACCTGACCACCGCTGACATGACCGCGATCTTTGCGTTCTTCGGTAAAGGCGCATTTGGCACCACCGCGCGCACTAACAAAGTCGCCGCATACGATGTGATGTGGGTCTCTCCAGAAATCTGGGCAAACCTGGCTCAGCCGTACGTGGTTAACGGCGTTGTTAGCGGAACTGTACTGCAGGCGGTGCTGCCGTTCGCACCGGTGAAAGAAATCCGCATGAGCTTCGCGCTGACCGGTAACGAGTTTATCGCGTACGTACGTCGCCGTGACGTGATCTCTCCACTGGTTGGTATGGCTGTCGGTGTTGTTCCGCTGCCGCGTCCACTGCCTAACGTTAACTACAACTTCCAGATTATGTCTGCTGAAGGCCTGCAAATCACCGCAGACGATCAGGGCCTGTCTGGCGTTGTCTACGGCGCTAACCTGGCGTAAGGAAACAGCATGGCTAAATACGAAGTAGTGCGCCCTTGGTTCGGCGTGAAGGTAGGGCAGGTGGTGGAGTTGAAAGAGCTTCACCCGGCGCTGAAGTCTAACGTCCGGCTCATGAATAGTGAGGCAAGCGGAGAACTTACCCCGTCGACGCCTGACGCCGGTACCGGTGAGAAATCCCGCAAAGAGGTTATCCAGGCTCGTCTGACTGAACTCGGCATCGAGTTCAAAGGCAACCTTGGCGCTGAAAAGCTCAGTGAGCTGTTGCCGGATGGCGAACTCGAAAAGCTTTTCCCTGCTGAATAACAGCCGCCGCTAAGGCGGTTTTTTTATGCCCCGCTCCGGCGGGGTATTTCACGGAGTCGATAATGGTAACTCTCGAACAGGCGAAGGAGTATCTGGAGAGCCAGGGAATTACCATTCCCGATTTTGTTCTTCAGGCTCTCGTAGACCAGGCCAACAGTATTCAGGAGTGTCTCGATGCGCATTATCCGGCATCGACAGCGCTGCTGATTCAGCTCTATCTGCTCGCGCTTATGGGGCTCGGGCAGGGGGATAAGTACATCTCCAGCCAGACGGCTCCGAGTGGTGCATCGCGCTCGTTCCGATACCAGTCGTTCACCGTTCGCTGGAAGGCCTCGGTTAACCTGCTGCGCGGGCTGGATAAGCACGGCTGCGCCACTGCCCTTATTCCTGCTGACCCTACCGCCGCCCCGGCATTCGCTGGTATCTGGATCGGGAAGGGCGGCTGCATGTGTAATGGGAGTAAATAACATGTTGGAAGCAAGACAAATTGCCGAGCTGCTGAACCAGTTATTCGCGACTGACCCTGTGGCTGCTGCTGAACTGATCAATCACCGGGTGGTATGCAACGACGCGTTCCTCGGTAGCGATATTCCCTTTGTCTGCTCACAGTCTCAAGATGGCGTCATAACCATGGGTGTTGTCGGTTTCATGAACGCTATGGCTAAGCATGGAACTGGTCGAGCCGCAGCTGTGTATGACGATGACGGAAAACTTACCGGCTTCACAGTGGTAGGTGCAGAGTCATGACGTACAAATCAGTTAAGCACGGGCTGCCGCGCTCATTCACCCGCGTCTGGGTGATGACCGACACCGGGCGGGAGACGACTGGCTACGTGAAATCTGACGGCGAGTGGTTCATCAACTGCCCGCGCATCCGGGCGACTGGCGCTAAGGTGCTGCGCTGGAAGGAGGGCTGATGTCATCGGTAGCGAACTGGTCATACACTGCCACGGCAACCATCTGGCGCAAACTGGAAGGAAATGACGAATACGGCGATCCGCTGGGCTATGCCGAACCCGAGCAAATCCTCTGTGACTACGAGGGCGGGCTAAGCAAGAAGTTAGCCAGCCTGGGCGCTGAAATCGTCGCGAAGAATACCGTCTGGACGGAGTTCGCTCTGGCGGCCGCCGGTGATTACCTGCTGATTGGCATATCGACCGAAGCCGACCCGATTGTGGCCGGTGCCGACGAGGTGCGGCAGGTTATCCGCTACGCCGACACGTTCGAGCGCCTGACGGATGATTACGCCATCCTGACGGGAGTTTGATAAAACTGTGCAATAATGGCCCAAAACGTTAACTGGAATGATTGGTGATGGGATTTCAATATTGGCTTGCGGTATGTGGAATTTTTCTGACCGGCCCCTTTGCGTTTGTTCAGTCGATTATCTTTTTGCGACGAGGTGTCTATACAAAGACATTTAAGGGGACGACGCGAAAGGAGTACATCCATAAAGACAGCAAGCCTATTGAATACTGGTTCAGCGTTATTGCTCAAATGATTATTGGCGTTGTAATGATTGGATTTGGATTCTGGTTATTAGATGACCTGCCTGCCTTTCATAACTGGCACACTGAAATCCGCGCAATGCTCCCTTTTTGATTCATCTTTAAATGAAATCAAACCTCGCTCAGGCGGGGTTTTTTATTGCCTGGAGACAACCATGTGTATCAAAGTGCGCGGCGTTAAGCAGTCGAAAGCCGGGCTCAACCGCATCATCAACGACGTGAAAGGGCGAAAGGTTGTCCGGGCGCTTCAGTCAGCAATGATAATCGGCAGCTCACAGGCTGCTCTTTATACGCCTATCGACACCTCAACGCTGCTTAATAGCCAGTATCGGGAGTTGATTAACAACGGCGTTCGGCTGACAGGTCGGGTGGGATACACCGCGAACTACGCTGTGTTCGTTCACGATCCGAATGTTCCTCAAACCTTCCGCCGCGCTACCGCGCAGAAAGAATTCCTCACTAAAGGCTTTGAAGACACCCGCAGCCAGATTGATGCCGTAATGCGCAAGGAGCTTTCAGTATGACGCCAGCCATGTACGAGCGCGTGCGTAACTATTTCGTTGATGCCGGGCTTACCACTGGCTTCATCGTTCAGTTACTGGCGTGGGATGATACAACGAAGTTAACTGACGCATTCATCGTATTCCGGCCCAACGGCGGTAGAGGAGCCATTAATTCCTCTTTCTGCAAGCATCGTTGAAACGCAGGAAGGTTATGATGTCATTGGGAAGGCAACGCTGCTTAAGCGCGGAGACATATTGCTCATCTGGTTTTGCGGTCGTCAGCAGCATGCATACTGGGCTGGTGACGCACTGATCACCGATGATGGTCAGGCCATCGAAGGCGATGCGCTTGATGACGTTTGCCTGGTTGGTGTAGTTACGCATACCATTCATTCAGTTTCTACAGACGAAAATCCCTTCATGTAGTATCTAAAGTGAGCAATCGAAGCTCTTTCTTCCGAAATTTACAAACACCAAAATTCCAACAGCGTTACAGGCTTAGAAACGAAGCGGCTATGAAGTAGCCAGCCACACACGAATGCCCATCTTGATCAGCGCCTCAGATGAAACTACTGTATATAAAAACAGTATTGGAGGTATGCATTATGGAATTCTACAGACCGGCTGAATTACGCGAAATTATTGCAATCCCGCTTTTCAGCGACTTAGTGCAATGCGGCTTTCCCAGCCCGGCAGCTGACTACGTCGAACAGCGCATCGATCTTAATGAGTTACTGGTGTCACACCCGAGCTCGACGTATTTCGTTAAGGCCGCGGGCGACTCGATGATCGAGGCCGGAATTAGCGACGGTGATCTGCTGGTGGTGGATAGCTCACGTACCGCTGAGCATGGAGACATTGTCATCGCCGCGGTAGAAGGTGAGTTCACAGTCAAACGTCTGCAGCTCCGCCCGACCGTTCAACTCAATCCGATGAATAGCGCTTATTCGCCGATTATCGTCGGCAGCGAGGACACGCTCGATGTGTTCGGCGTCGTGACTTTCATCGTAAAATCGGCGAGCTGACCATGTTTGCGCTCTGTGATGTGAATTCGTTCTACGCATCATGCGAGACGGTGTTCAGGCCGGATCTAAGAGGGCGCCCGGTTGTCGTTCTCTCGAATAACGATGGCTGTGTTATCGCACGTAGCGCCGAGGCCAAGGTGGCTGGAATTACCATGGGGGAGCCGTTCTTCAAGCAAAAGGAGTTGTTCCGCCGTGCCGGTGTTGTTTGCTTTAGTAGCAACTATGAACTTTATGCAGATATGTCGAACCGGGTAATGACGACACTGGAGGAAATGAGCCCCCGTGTCGAAATTTACAGCATTGACGAAGCTTTTTGCGACCTGACAGGCGTCAGGAACTGCCAGGACCTGACTGAGTTCGGCAAAGAGATCCGTGCGACAGTTCTGAAGCGTACGCATTTGACTGTCGGGGTTGGCATCGCGCAGACTAAAACACTCGCTAAGCTGGCAAACCATGCAGCCAAGAAATGGCAGCGCCAGACTGGTGGCGTGGTTGATTTGTCTAACATCGACCGTCAGCGTCGATTGTTGGCTATCGTGCCCGTAGAAGATGTATGGGGCGTTGGCAGGCGCATCAGTAAGAAGCTGAACGCGATGGGCATTAAAACGGCTCTGGACCTTTCAGAACAAAGCACCTGGATTATCCGTAAACACTTTAACGTGGTCCTCGAGCGAACAGTCCGGGAGTTGCGTGGCGAACCATGTCTTGATCTTGAAGAGTTTGCCCCCGCAAAGCAGGAAATCGTCTGCAGTCGTTCATTCGGCGAACGCGTTACCGACTATGAGCAGATGCGCCAGGCTATTTGCTCCTATGCTGCCCGTGGCGCAGAAAAGCTTCGCGGGGAGCACCAGTACTGCCGCTTTATCTCAGCGTTCGTGAAGACCTCTCCCTTTGCGCTTAACGAACCATATTACGGTAATAGCGCCTCAATGAAGTTGCTCACGCCAACGCAGGATAGTCGCGACATTATCAACGCCGCGGTAAAGTGCCTGGACAAAATCTGGCAGAATGGGCATCGGTACCAGAAAGCCGGAATAATGCTGGGTGACTTCTTCAGCCAGGGTGTGGCTCAACTCAACCTGTTCGACGAGAACGCTCCGCGGGCCGGAAGTGAAAGGTTGATGGAGGTGCTTGATCACCTGAACGCGAAAGACGGAAAAGGAACGCTCTACTTTGCCGGGCAGGGCATTCAGCAGCAGTGGCAGATGAAGCGTGAAATGCTTTCTCCTAGATACACAACAAGGTATTCAGATCTTCTTACTGTTAGATAAGTTGCTGTTAGCATCCTTTCTTGTAGGAATGGAACGAAAACTGAGTAATCGGAGGGGATTTATCTTTTGGCGTTCGCAATAAAACCACACGCTAAAACAATTACTAAAGCAGCAGTCCCAGCCCCATATAACCATTTTTTGGCTCCGGTACTCGCAGCCATTGTGACTTTTAGACTGTTAACCAACTCTTCGTTTTGTTTGGAAACTTCAAGCATATTGATGAGTGCATGATTAACAGATTTAAACTGTGCTTCAAAATTTGCCATGTCTCGTTCAGTGTGCTCAAAAAATTCAGTATGCGCAGCTCTATTCCTCAGGTCGCTCATACGTTCTATGTTGCGACGCGTAGATATATCTAGCTTGTTATAAATGGAAGATACCAGCTCTTTGAACCCATTCCCGGAGGCCCCATTTTTCCGAAGAAGATCTTCTATTCGAACACTGTATAGGTTAATGATGTGACGATTTTTTTCTAATTGATTGTATTCAATTGACATTTTCTTGATTTGCCGAAGTTTCAGAAATGAAAATAATTTAAAAATAATGCAGATGCGAACAGTTTAACTTCGCTCTGTCGTTCGAACAATCAATCTAACCATTTTATCTAGGCTTGATTAGCTCCGGTTCTTGGTTCTTCACATTACCGACAGCCCGTGTCACGGCGTGCCAGATAAACTTGTCGGCTGGTACGGCGCCGTCGGCGGCTATCTCCTCAGCTTCTTTCCCGCCTATATCCTGCCGCATCCATTCCCGGGCCGCTTCTGGAGACAGAACCAGTGGACGGCGATCGTGAATGTCGACCAAGCCCTTATCAGCTGCAGACGTCACTATCAGAAAACCTTCTGCTTCATCGCCGCGTTCGAATGGCGTGCTGCCGATCGCTGCCATAAATATCGGTTGGCCGTCGGCACGGTAGATGAAGTAGGGCTGTTTCTTGTCGCCTTCCTTCTTCCATTCAAACCACCCATCCGCAAAGCAGATCGCCCGGCCATGTTGCCAGAGAGGTTTAAACATTCTGCTGGTGGCTGCAGTTTCGACGCGTGCGTTAATCAGTGGGGCTTTATCCCACCACCCTGGCGCGTATGACCACAGGACAGGATCTAGGTGCAACTGCTCGTCGCGTTCGCTCAACAGTAGGACTTTGGTGCCGGGCGCCACGTTGTAACGTCCAATCGGTTCCGGGTCATATGCGATGTCGCGATCGCCTTCGTCGGCCAGGTATGCCAGATATTCTTCACGGGTTTGGGCTTGTGCAAAACGTCCACACATAGAAACCTCCAGTCAGTCAGACTGAAAGTATAGGGCAGGGATTAAAAAAACTGGTGCGCACCGAAACTTTATGATTTTGAAACAGGAGCATGATGATGGAAGTCAGGGAGGGGGTAAAGCGGGTCGTTGGTAAACTGGAAGGAGCTACGCAAAAGCGTGAATTTTGGGGGCATTTTTGGGGGCAAAATAGTGTTTGGGGTGTATTCTGGGGCGAAAAAATAGCCGCTATTTGCCGCTATTCCCCAGACATTCTTTTTTCAAGTAACTGATTTTAATGCAAACCCCTGAAAAGACGATGTTAAAAAAAATGTTGGATAAAGCACCTGAATTAATGGATTAACGTGTCAGCCAGCTGATTTGAACTGGCTCACCATACAAGATTGTTCAATAATGCCCGTCGCGCGTTGTTAACCAGTGGTTGTGGT